AATGGTACCCTGCTTTGAAAAGTATTCAGTTAAATTTCCTGATTTGCCAGTTACTATTCCAAGAGCATAATTATTAACGTCGTAAATACGTTTTGCTTTACCTGCTAAAAGTAGAGGATCTGCAAAGATTCTATATGCAGCATCCACTGTTCCAGATACAGCTTTGTAATAGAAACCAGATCCTTCTAATTGTGCTGGTGTAACAAGGTTAGCAACAAATCGTCCAGGAGAGTACTTGGCTGCAGCAACTGCATCTTGTGTATCTTGAAAGTTAGCACGAGCTGCTTCAACATCTTCTTCTGAACCAAAACCTGGAATTTGCTTGTTTCTTGAATCTGCAAGCATTATGTACTTTTTTTGTTCTTCAGGTACAGAGGCAATAATACTTTCAGGTGCTTCACCTGCCTGCAAACGCATAGCAATATCTACAGCGTCAGTACCCCATTTGCTTTTAGCCTCGCTAATACGACCAGGGCTAAATACATTATTACCATCTTCTTTTGCTAAGGTCCAAGCGTCTGAAATACCAACGCCTTGATCTGCCGCAAGTTGAATGCTTCGAGCAACACGTGTGCTGGTATCGGATATCTTTTGTAGACCAGCTAATAAATCGCCTGCAACTTCAGCAACTTGACCGCCTGTGTAATGCCAAGCAGTTCCAAAGAAACCACGAGGTGGTTTAACAACTGGATCTTCTTCACCAAAGTTTTGTTTTAGAGAAGCCTGTTGTGCTGGAGTTTTTTTGTTGTACGCTTCTTTAGCCAAATCAGAAGGCAAATTAGAAAGAGTTTTATGGGCTTCTAGTGCTTTGTAAAACTCATCAATTCTTTGCTTTTCTGTAGGATCTAATTGCGCTGCATAAGAGGCTGCTTTTAGATTATTAGACATTAGTTACCTCGTGCTAGTGCATTCTGGTACAAGATAGAAATGGACCCATCTGTATCATATGGCAACATCTTTACTAAAATGTCTGAAAGTTTTTCTGTTGACTTTTGCATCATAAGAGCATTGGACCCAACACCAGGACCCATATCAATACCGTTTGTAATTGGTTCATCTGCACGTTGTGTTGGTGCAAACAATGGGGTTACTGGAGATTGTGGTGCTGCATTTGCAGCAGCAGCTTCCATCTGACCCATTGGCATTCCTCTAGTATCAGGAGTCTTTGCAATAGGAGCACCAGATGCAATTTGTGCTAATTCTGTTTGATCCCCGTATGAAGCAGCAGGGATTCTATCTGTACGCTTTGCATACTTTCCAGGACCAGATACACCCGTTATTGGGTTCTTGGCATCTTCAAGCGCCATCAGTATCCTCCTGTATCTTTTCTAAATCGTTTGTAAATTCTTCCCACACTCTATTAACTCGTGATGTACGAGTGGCGTGGTATATCGCTAATTCCATTAGCTCTTCTGTAAATACTGTAATGCTATTCGATAAGTTGTGCAGAAACCCAGTAAGTACTACTAAGAAATCTGCAAGGTGAACTGAACGCGGAACATCGTTTGGATTATCCACGTTCAGCCCACCTCACTAGAAATTAATTAACCCTTTTTAACTTTGTTGCCTGGACGTCCTGCTGGAGTTACTCCGAAGTATGTCTTTCCACCTGCTGGCTTAGAAGTATCCTTCTTGCCCTCAACTGGCTTTGACATAGGCGCTGGGGCCTGTGATCCTTTGTTCATATTGCACCTCCTTTACTTTATTGACCGCCGCCGATTGAGGCGAGCAATGATGCAATATCTGGTTTTCCTTGTGGAGCTGGTGAACCAGCAGCAGGGGCCATACCGCCAGGTTGTGATTGTATTGGCTGCGAGGCAGAAGCGGAGGCCGCACCTGCTGCTGGATTCATCATTCCAGATGCCATTGCTGGCATCTGAGGTTGTGGTTCTGGGGCAAAAGCCTCTTCCACAATAGTTTCGATTTGCTTACCCTTTTGACGGCCTTTAATTACTTCGGCAATGCGGGTAATAATCTGCGATGGATCTTGTCCTTGTTGAGCAGCCAACGGAATAGTTTGTGCATATTGTGCAACGGCAACACGTAGTGCATCCCGCATTTCTTCAATATCAACTTTTTGTTCTTCTTGCGATACGTTAATTTCGACTGGTAGTTCACGACGTACATAATCACGTGATACGAGTTTGTCTGAACGCATTTGTAACAAAGCAATAGTTGCTCGGTTTGGATCCATACCAGACATAATTCCATAGCGAACATCTACTGTGTAGTCGCCATTAATAACCTTGGCAGGAGAGTATTTCATTGAATACGGTGTACCGTCATCAATGCCGCGAATTTCTTTAACTTTATTACCAAAAATCTTTTCATCTACCTTAAAGCACAAGCCAATAACTTCAACAAAGAGTTTAGCAAACTGCGCTTGAGCTGCTTTAATCTGTGTATCAAAGCCTGCTTGAAGTGCTTGGACGCCACGACCTGTAACAACGGAGGCATCTGTTTGACCTGAACGAGATTCAGGATAACGAGCACCCATACGAAGTTCACGCTCTAGGATGCTTGACTCTTGGAATACGCCTGCTGGTAGTTCTAGTGGAACACGGCGAATACCTTGTGGGTTAGCAGAGCGCATAATTGCATCAGGTCCCAAAGCAAGTTCTTGTACATCTTGTGGAATAGCAATAGGTGCTTGGATGGACTTCTCAGCTGCTTGAATTTGCAATACTGCAAAGCGAGCACGAGCAAGTTGTACTGCTAGTACGTCATCGAACTGACCACGTGATTCACCGTCAATAGATGAACGCTGTGCTACACGTACTAGACACTCACCGATTGGGTTAGGTGTACGAGATAAGACAAGGTCTTTACGCTCTGGTAGATAGATAACATCTTGATCTTTGTCGTGATAACGAATTAAAGATAGATACGGTGAGCCTGGTGTAAATGAGTTCTTGTTTAGAATCTGGTCTGCAAACTCTGGGTACATAGATGCTAGGGTCTGAGCATCCATACCAACAATTTGAGTCAATGAGATACAGCGACCAAAGCGATCTACTTCTGGGTATGCGCCAAATGGATTAACAAACTTGATAATTGGATTGTTGTTCTCATAATCAAAATCAATCATTGCAATTAACTGACCGTAGGTGTTGAACCAGTCAGCACCTGTGTACATCTGAATCTGAACATCAGACTCTTCAATGTAATAGTTAGCAACACGAGCACGGATATCGGCTGCCTTACGTGCTGCGTCAGAGACCATATTAGATGCTGAACAGTTAAACGATGGCAGTGGTGCCATAGCTTCTGCTAAGTCACGAGCTGATACGTCAATTAGGTTTGCAATCAGAGGCTTTGGATATTCCTCAGAAAACATAGAGGGATAGACCTTTGATATGTCGCCTTGGCGAACAGAAAGGACATCGCGCATACGTCCGTCACGCGCTGCGTAACGGGTCTGCATACGATTAACCTTTGCGGTAATCTCTCTAATGTTTAACATTGTAATCCTTTATCTAGCTCTACCAGTCTTACGGTCTACGTAAGTACGGTTTTGAAGAACGGCGCCTAAGAACTGGCCAAGTTCTTCTTTTGCTTTGTTATCAGCAGCTGAAATTTTTTGCTTGTCTTTAAGTGCATCTGTTTTAGCCATACGTTTTTTATATTCAGACATAGATTCTGAATCACTTTTAATATCTTGTCGTGATACACTTCTTTTAGTAGTTGATGCTTCAGAACGTGCTGCTGCTAACTCAGAAGCAGATTTAGTAACATTACTTATGTAACGGCTTACTGGATTGCTCATTAGAAACCTTGTACTTCTTGACCTGAAACTTTAGTTGGCCATTCAACAAAATCTTTAATATCTGCATCACGTAGTGCTTCTGCATATTTTGATTGTGCCATTGTGTTTGGTGTAGGCATAGTAATAGCGCCTTTGTCTACGTATTCTTCTTCGCCTTCGTCGTTAGTAATCCAACTTGTTTGTCCCATTATTTTTTCCTTTTCTTTTTAGTTGCAGTCTTTTTAATCATAGACTTCTTAGCAACTTTGACAATTACATTTCTTTCTTTGCGACCTGGTGTTGTAGGTGGCATTGGCATTGCTACGCTCATTTGTCTCCTTAGACGAAGTGTCGCTCTTGTGCTGCTATCAGTTCGTCAATGTTGACGACTACTCGTTTTTGTTTTTCCGCCCTAGATAGGAACGGATTACGCATATGGTTTTGTTGGTACTGACCATAGTTGAGCATCTCACGTGCTCGGATCTCACAGAACCAGAGCGCCATTACTAAGTCAGTCTT